ATACCTACTAGTTTCTGCTTCTTGATCTTATCCGTTTTGATTATCACTGTTGTATCATTCGGATCTGTAGCCCTATTTGGTCTCCATACAGATATCGAATTGTCAGTGCTATCCGCAAATGTTCCACCGCCTTTGATTTGGTATAGAGAAGGTGGAGGATAGTTTCCATCTTTCTCCTTTCTAGGTGTGGTTTGGTGCATGACTAGGTGATAGGATACATTGTTCTTTCTAGTGAAGTTGATCCTGTCCATCATGAACCTAGATGCATACAGGTGTTCAGGTTCTCCTGCACTCATTTCATGCCTGATCTTTATGTATGGATCTACTATGACTGCCTTGACATCTTTCTCCCATACAAGATATTCAAATACTGATTCAATCTGTTCTATCCTAAAGTCAGGTATACCATCCTTTTCAGGGTACACGAAAAAGAAATTATCCTTCACCATGTCAAAGGCTCTCAGATATTCATCTTCCTGCACATCAAAATTCTTGTAGTGCCTATCTGTAGACTTTCCCAGGATAGTATGAATGATGTCATCAAAGAATTCATCAGGTGGGTAATTTTCAGGTGAAAAAAATGCAAACTTCCACCCTTCATTTATTGCTTTCAAGACACATAGGAAGATGAGAAATTGACTTTTGCCTTCATTGTTGTATCCTGTCCACAGATTGAATTCCCCTGCCTTCCAAGACCACATTTTATTCTGCATTCCTCCACTAGTGATGTGATCCATGTCCCTCACATAGGTCTTTGATCCTGATTCCTTTCCTTTACGGAAGTTCTGAAGCATTGAGTCTCTATGACCTGCAAAGGTCTTGATTGAAGCCTCGCAAAATTCTAGGTCAAAAATCTTTTCAGAGTGCTTCTTCATCCTTAAAGTATTTATCAATATTTTCTTTCATTTTATGATAGTTCCCATTTCGTTCTGCCACATCTATAAACCATTGCTTTTCAAATTGACTTCTGATTCTTATCTCATCTTGAAGCATCAAGGTAGTACCTTTTACTTCATAATCCATTAAATTAATAAGATTAATATATTTTTTTTGTAAAGAATACAATCTTTTTAAATTAATTTCTAATAAAGCCCAATTCTTGGTTTTCTGTGCCTGAACTATCATACCCCAAATATCTCTATTCAGGTCATTCATTTCTTTTATCTGCTTTGCTTCCATTACCACCAATTATCTTTTAGGGTTGACTTAGGGTACTTAGGTGCTTCTATCTTTTCTGTAGATCCTTTCAATGTCTTTGAATTATTCTGTAGGTACAGATTGAATGAGTTCTGTGCTTTGTCTATTGTCATTGCTTCTCCTTCCTTTAGGACTGCCCACTTTTTAAATAGATCCTTTATTGTCTTTTCATCTAGGTCATGTACTTCACTCATCCTTCTAAAGTATGGTCTTTTTAATGGCTTCTCTTTTGCCATCTCTTCTTCTATGTCTTCAAAAGAAAGGTATTTATCTTCTATTCTTTCCTTCTTTAATTCTTTATATTCTTTAGTTGGTTTCACTTGCGTGTCACTTGCGTGTCGTGTGCGTGTCACTTGCGTTTCACTATCGTTTCGATCACCTTGGTAAGTATCATATTTACAGATAGTTATCCGTGTCGTTACCGTTTCGCTTTTTAGCAAAATCATTGAATCTTTCTCAAGCATTTTTAAAAACCTGATAACTTTTGATTTGCTTATTTTCCACCTGTTTGCCCAGGTTTCGTAGGAGTAGATTACCTCACCCCTGTTTACTTCTAGAAGTTGACCTTTGATCAGTATCTTCTTAGGTTCTATGTTTGCCTGAATGATAATATCAAGCCACCATTTTAAATACTCAGGCTTCTGCCATATCCAATGGTCAGTAAGTTGCCTGTGAACTTTAATCCATCCTAACATTTTTTAAAATAAAAAAGCCCAACAGGTGGAAGTCTGTCGGGCTAGGTTAAATTAAACCTATGGAATCATTCTTGCTTCCACCCAGGAATGATTCGATTTTTAAAGATAAAAAACTTTTTTTATCCTACCAAATATCTCTTCCTTAAGTGTGAATAAACACACATATATGAGAGATTTAATTCTACTGCAATGGCCTTTGTAGTCCATCTATCTTTCCAGAGATCGATCATTTTTTCGATCTGCTCCTCAGTTACTTTCCTGCCTCCCATTTAGGGTGTATCTAGCTATCCTCTTATCATTAACCTGAATCATGTCAGTTACTATGTCCATTCCTTGATCCTTGAGATTGGCTATTCTCGCAGATAAGCGAAAGCAACCAAACATATTCAAAGCATCCAAGGCTGTGATAGATCGGCCATTCAATAGCCATCCTTTGATCAATGCGTTTTGAGATTCCGTTTTCATATTGAAGATATTAGTTTTATGGTTTTATTATAGATTGAAATGAACTCCTCTTCTGTTATCTCCTCAAAATTATCAGGTTTGATATGCCATGAAACATAGCGGATATGTTCTACCTTAATTGAAGGAAATAACTCTAGGGATAAAATAGAATCTTTTCCCGTTTCAAAATTAGTCACTACTAACACAGTATTTTTGTTGATCAACTTGTAGTAGTAATACTTTGTAAGGACAAAGAATTTTGGGATAGCAATCTCTGATTCTACCTCCACAGAGTGCTTGGCTTTGATTGTTACGTTTTCCATAGGTTTTTAAAATAGTTTTTTAAATGAGTTTCAGTCCTAGCATATAGCCCAGGATAAAGATTGGAGACATTGCAATAATCAAAAAAATGATTTTGCCTGTGATTTTAAGTGCTTTTTTCATTCTTGTTTTGTTTAAATTTTTACCAAAGAAAATAATAAATAAATTAAAAAAAAAGATTTAGACCATTTTTTTTATTAAATTTTTTGACTTCGCTTCTTGAATCAATCTATTGATCCTACAATTTGGGAGGTTTAGATCCTCAGATATCTCCCTAGAATTGTACCCAAAATTCGTAAGTGTTATCACCCTATTGACTATTTGCCTAGGCATCTCTTCTACTAAATTAGTGTACCTGGGTTTCTTGGCTTCTCCTAGATGCATCTTTAACTGAACATAAAGAATGTATCCCACTATGTTTGGATCTACTCCTAGCATTTCCGCTATGCCTATCTTTGTGTATCCTTGTAGATACAAGGCTTTTACTTTGTCTCTTATTTCAATGTACTTATGAGCAGCCATAATCTTTGATAGGTTTCATTGAATGGAAGTTTTTCTTTATCATAGGTAGACCTAACCCCCGAAGGTGCAAGATCATTTGGCCTTTTTATCTGCTTATTCAAATAGGTATAAGTTTTCATTTTATTTGCAGGTTAAAGTTTTCTACTAATCTAGCACCTAGCACATTTTCTCCTCTCTTGATGGCTTCCTTGATAGCTACCTTATCAGCAGTCACCACATTCTTGACATTCTGAAAAGCATTTGGCAAAGCCTCCACCACATCTACTTCTACAGACTCAGATCTCCTTACAGATATCTTGAATAGTGGTGATTCTACCTTCTCAATACCGCTTATCAGCATGGCCTTCTTGACAGATTCTTTCAGCCATTCTACTTTCTTATCTCTGCTTTCCTTCATAGCCTTGAGTCTCTTGATCTCTTGGTCTATGGCATCTGATTCTGCTTGATAGTTAGCTATCACTTTTGCATAGTTCACAGCCTTTGCCTGTAGCTGATCTTGATTGATGATCAAGGCTTGTTCTAGTTCAGGTGTAAATTCTTCCGTTTCAAGAAGCGCAGCCAAATACTGCGCCTCCTGGGTTATCTCGTATAGCTTCATAGTAGTCCATCTAAGGTATCTAATTGATCTTGAGTAAATGTGTATTTATTCATGGCATCTTTAGCCTGCTTCTTCTGAGCCTCTGTGCCGTTAAGGTATCTCACAATGTAGGCAAATTGCTCTTCTGTAGGCAATACCTTGCTAGGTGCCTTTGGCTGATGATCATTTGTCGCATCAGGATCTTTGGTGTCATCAATTAGGAATAGACCATTCAAGGCATACTTCCTAGCATAGGATGAAGATGATCCAAATGACTGAGCAATGTCCATCCCTTTACGATTGATGTCTATACCTGCCTGGGCTGTTACTGTTCTACCTTCCATGTCCTTCTGAATTGAAGCAGTAGCCTCAATAAAGGTAATCCCACCCACTTCTTTGACCTCATCATGGATAGTCAAGGTGCATTCATACTTTGCAAGTAATGGCTTGACAGCTTCTAGAATATCCTCCACAGATCTGTACTTGTACTTCCCGAAGGAATTGAATTGATTCTTTGGTGCTTTCAATTCACTTTGAATTTTAATTAGTTCTTTCATTTGGTTTGTGTTTGGTTAGTTAATAATTCATTTTAATTTCTTCAGCTATCACATACAGGATATCTTCCGTAGGCTTGACATCAATTCCATCATAGAAGGAATAAAGGGAGTAGGTGTCATCGATTGTGACCTCCACTTCGTTATACCCTGGGGCATATTCTGTTTCATCATCTATGGCCTCATCTATGGTGTAGTTACCAATCCAGACATAGGAAGTGCCATCGTAATCAAACGTGATCTCTTGATCATAGAAACTTTCGGTGTTGTAATTCATGGTTTTTAGGGGTTTTGGTTAAAATCAATACTCAAAGAAAATAATAAATAAATTAAAAAGAAAAATATTTGACCTTTTTTTTTACACTTTTTATTAAATTTTTTTAGAATGCTATTTTTAATTTGTAAAATTTGAAAAAAAAACTATGGAACAATTGAAAGTCCTTAACCCTTTTGGCTATGGGGAAGCCCACAAGGTATTGGATGAAAACAGAAAACCCCCTGAGTGGTGGTGGGAATACCTAGGCCTCCACGATCTCTTTGTAGAGAATGAATTTTACCTCCTTTTCTCTGATGGCTTGCTAGTTAAGAAAGGAAGAAGTAAATTTCGGACATCTCAGTACATCAAAGGGGAAAAGTTTTATTCATTCAAGAAATTTTATGAAGGCATTTTCTTTGAAGGTTTATGAAAAAGTATAGCAGCATTTTGATTGTAGTAGGAGGTGCTATGCTCTTTGCCCTTTTGGTGATTTGGTTCTATTCCTATATTCACCTAAAACCTAATTTGTTTTGAATTTTCAAGAAGAAGTCACACAGATCCTAGAAGAAATCAAAGATCTGCTTATCTCAAAGAATATTAAATACGGGAACTCAGCTATAGACCCCTTAGGGGTATTCTCAGATCTATCTCCAGAAGAAGGGATAAGAATCAGGATAGATGATAAACTAAAAAGAATAAAAAATGGAAGCCTTGACAAAGATGATGAAGATGTGATCAATGACCTGATAGGCTACCTAGTCATTCTTAAGATTCTGAATAAAAAGGATCAGCCCAATGAGGCACTAAGGAATGCAGCAGACAAGTACAAATGGTTCTACAATAACACCTAGTCATACTCAGGATCATCAAGGTGTAGAATCTCATCCCTGATTTGTTGATACTTACCCTTGATAAGGCAGGAAGTTTGATCATAAAAATAGACTATTTGGATATCATGCATCAACTCCTGCACATAGGCAATGTCCTTGATCCTTACCATTCTTCTAGTGCATTCATGCTTGACCTCAAGGCCTAATTCTTTCCAATCAAAAGTAGTACCGGTCAATATCACTTCTATTTCTATCCACATAAAAGGTGTAATTAAATGCACATTTATTCGAGAATCATCCGAATTAGAACAACTTTTTTGACACACCAATCTGATGTACTTTTTGCATAGGCTGGTAAGAATATTCAAATAAATATTTGTTGTCCAAATAGGCAACTTTTGCGCCTGGTTGTAATAAAGAATTAACATTTGCGCCTAGATATATACCCTTTGGCTTGACTACAATAGTCTCTGTTTTTGTCTCTGTTATTGTGTTGGTAACCACAGGTAATTTGTAATCGTTCACAGCAGTCATTTTAAGGACTTCTCCAAGGACTTCACCGCTCACCTTAGTACTTCCATACTCGAAAGGAAAAGTCGTCTCAAATGCCTTTATTTTAGGCTTAGAATCAATCAGTATTGTATCCCTTAAAATTTCCGTTTTTATCTTAGTCTTTGGGATATAGATTGTATCCTTGCTTGTGATATATAGAGTGTCAGTCAATCGATCAATTTTGGTCTTATAGACTGTCTCTATTTCAGGTCTTGGGAATAAGATAATAGCCACCACCGCCCCGATCAAAAAGGATACTGCAGCTATCTTGGTCTTTTCACTTTCAATCATTATAGTGGGAATTTATGTGAGTCTATTAAAAGTTCATAATTTTCTGAATCACCATTTGCATACCTTCTCCCGTTTAGGGTTAGTATCCTCCCTCCTACAGGTTTTACAGGTGCGCCTCTTTCAATATGCCATCCATGTGATCCATCCCCGTACTCTTCCTTGTATGTCCCTGTGATAGCTAGGTGGATTTGCTTTTGCTGTAATTCGTAGCATCTCTTCCCTTGATTGTATTGCAAGGTATCCCTGACATCATTTCTACAAGAATTCTCATGGATGTGTCCCATACAAAATATATCCATGTTCTCATAGATTTCCAAAGCCCTAGTGAGATTGATTGCTCCGCGTGTGACCACCCCACCACCACCTGCCCCGTGATGGTATTTTAAGGTCTTGCTCATGTTTGTGTTTTGCTTGAGAAAGTACTTAAGCACTATCCATCCACCATAGCCACCTGTAAAAATATTGCTCTTTTTTTTGTAGTTCATTAAGTCTACAAATCTTTGAAGGATGTCGGTCTCTTGATACTTAATGATCGCAGTCTCATGATTTCCGTATCCGATCACAGTCAAAATATGCGCATAAGGTGACCACCATTCTACAGCAGTTTCTACTATGCTATCCAAGTACTTTGCGTTATTATGTTCAGGGAGGATGTCGCTTTTATTTCCCCTTCTATCACCTTTGCCCTGCATCAAGCAGAAGAAGTCCCCATTGACAAAAACAGGGATTTGATTTTCAAGGCAATAGTCAAGGTGTCTTTTGAGCATTGCCCTATCACATTTCGGATTGTCCCAATGGATATCAGACAAAAGGGCTATTTTGTTTTCCTCTTTACTTAATGTAAGAGAATGCACATTGCGTGCTATTTTAGTTAATTCCATTTAGGAATAGTTTGGTGTCTATTTAACAAACTTTTCAAACCTACTTAAAATGCTATCAGGACTAAAGATAAGGACTAGACCTATTCCGATCCCGAAGGAAGCATCAGACCAAGATAAGCCTTTTACAAATACGGATGCTATAGATGCCACAATAATGATAAATCCTAGGGCTGTGGTCTTCCATGCTTTTATGTTCTTTATCTTCATTGATCTAGGTCTATGCTCTCTTCAAAGAGAAGGTCAGTAAGTTTATTTTTACAAGATTCTAATACCTCGAATTGATCATTATTGTAGTCATCATATTTCAGCCTACGCCTTAGATATTCACGCATCTCCCAAAGGATAGATCTCATTTTTGCTCCTTGGGTAGCATTTAGGAATTCGTGATTCTCTTCAGGTAGATTGAATTCTAGGATAGCCTTCATACTATGCCTCTGTATTCTGCCTTTGCATCAAAGCAAGGACAGGCCTTGTTTTGGTTAGGAAAATCCCTGTGTCCCTGTATTATTAATTTCTTGTTATCACTCCACTCAAGCACCTTATTTATGCACAATAAAATGGCTTCTTTTTGCGCATCAGTTCTATTGTCTATTGGTTTACCTTGCTTTGTAATTCCTCCAATGTAGCTAATATGTACACTTTCTCTATTGAATCCCCTTACTCCATTTGCCACTAGATTAAAGTCAAGTAGTTGGTGAATTGTGCCATTTGCTTCTATCAACAAATGATAGCCTGGCATCTTCCACCCCAAATGATCTTTCCAATATCTCTGTATAGATGCAACTGTAGCAGTAGGTTGGCTTGCAGTACAATGGATTGCAATATATTTGATTTGTCTTTTCATCTTCCTTGACCTCTGTATTTTTTAGGTTTATTCAATGCCTTTGAATAGGCCTTTTTTGCCCTACCATTTCTACGCTTTCCAAAGGATATTTTAGCCTGTGCAACACTACCTTTTTTCTTCATCTTTCTTTCTAGCTTCAAAGATTGCTTTTTCGTTCTTGATCTTAAATATGATCCACACGATAGAAAGCAAAGAAATTATAACGGTCAAGAATATATTAATATTTATCAAGTCAATAGCTTGAAAGATGTTAGTCATGACTGCAATCAAGGTGGATGGTAATCCTATTTCATCCTTTTGGAAGACATTCATTTTTAGTTAAGTTGTAGGAATTGCACAAAGATTCAAAGGTAGAGGTGACATGATCTGAATATCAATGGACACCCCTGCAGTAAAGTCATCAAATCTCTCCTGAAAGAATTCAAGAGTAGCATTTGTGGAAGGATTGAAGGAATAGGCTGTGTCTAGTTTCAATTTTCCTAGCACATCCAAGGCTACTAGCATTTGATCAGATTGAATCTGTAGCCTGTTTGATTTGTCTTCTGTAAGCAAGTCAGCAAACAATAGAACAAGGTTATACTGAATCATTGTACCCCTGTAGGTAGAAGGCCTTACCACAGTCCAAAGGACAGGGTATTGAATCTCTCCTCCGTTATCTACATAGTCATAGATGTCACCCTCTCCGAAGGTTCTGATCATCGGATGGTCTTCCTGAATTTCCCTTAGTTTTGCTACTAGTTCTACAAGTGTCATCTATCTGTTTGCTTAAGTATTCCTTGAGTTTCTTTTCGTTCTTGGAATATGCCATTTTTAGAAAGGTTTTTTGTATCTGTTTCCTTGGTATCTTTCGCTGTATGGTCTGTGATCTTCATAATCACCCCGTCCTAGATTGATTGCTACCTTGTATTGATTAGATACAGGCTGAATGGTAGTCACATCACTACCTGGGTTTAGGTACTCAGGGTATAAGGTAGAATTTGCACATAGGTAATTGATAGTCCTTTCAGCATACCACTCAGCATAGCCCTTGTAGTATTGGCTGATCGACATCAATTCAGCAAAGGTAGGCTCTTCAATATTTTCAGACTTCCGCTTCACTACACCTTTATTCACAAACTTGTATTGCAAGGCCATAGGCAATTCACCTAGCACATAATTGAATAAGGTATCTGTGATATAGGAATCTAGCAAAGTCTTATATACTGCATTCCCTGCTTGACCTATGGTGTTTGCCACAATCAAAGACAGGATCTTATCATACAAAGCAGTTCCCAAAATTGGATGAATGTACCTGTCCTGAGTCATCTTGATCACTTGCGTGACATTCTTCAGGTCTATATTTGCACTTGCTACTGTGAAGTCCTTAAAGGACTGCTCCGAAATCATTAGAACATTTGCACTCATCTTGATGTCTTTTCAATTACTACATTTCTTACCCATTCGTGACGGCAATAAGGAGTCACTATGTTTGTGCCTGGTCTTCTATACCATCCTCCACAAAGTTGAAATACAGAATACCCAAGTTGATTGGATATGTTCTGAATCTCTTCCCTAGTAAAGTATAAACCGCTATTGTATAGCCTCTCACACAAAGGTCTGCTTCCGCTTATTGCTGCAGGTACATTCTTTCTTTCCTCATAAGAATAAAGCACTCTAAAAGAAGTGATAGGCTCAAGCCTTTTGATTGCAGCATCCCCTATTCTAGTCACATTTCTAGTGATCAATCCTTCCCTAGATATTTTCTCTGTGATCACATTGTCATCTAGAAGGGTATTTATTCTATCAATCACAGATCTCTCATCTATACCTACTGCCTTAGCAATTTGAGGCACAGTCACATTAGCATCCTTTTGAATCTCTTTGACTATCTTTTTTTGTATTTCATTCAATGTGTACTCAGCAAAAAGGTCTTCTTTTACCATTTCTTCAATGGAAGAAAAAAACATTTTGTTAGTTTCAAGTACCTTGAATCTTTCTTTCTTCAATCCTTTGCCTTCAAATAGGCTTAGGATTTCTGCATCATGATCAGAGATTGAGCAAGTCAAGTGCTTGTGGTCATGAAAGGCTGTAGGTTCTTCTACAGGTGCTTGGCTAATTGCTTCAGGTGTAACTATATCCTGCTTAATTGGTAGCCCGATAAGCCCTCTCAATTCGTTAATATCCATTGATTCTACTACCTTGGTAGCAATCAAAGGGGAAAGACTGTTCAAAGAGTTGATGATGTCCTGTGATCCTGCACTTTCCTTCTTTTCAATAGGTGCTAGACCTAGTTTTTCTCTGATCTCTTCCTGTGTCATATTCGCAGAGATGATAGCCTCAGAGAATTCAAAGTTGATAGGCTCAGTCTTTCTAAGTTCTAGCTGAGCAGTCACATCATTGAACTTGTATAGGTAGTTGATAGTCTCCTCTAGGCTTCTCTGCTTGGCATTTACATAGGTATTCTGGAATAGTTCAGATGCCTCCCTAAGTTCCGCTCTACCGCCTAGCTGTCCTTCAGTCTTTACTCCAAAAAGCATTGGGCTTGTTACCTTGTGACCTGAGAAAATTTCCTGCTGAACAGTCTTATTCAAAAGGTCAAAGTGCTTATCAAGTTCAGTACCCGATAGGTCTACTATTGAAGGCTCATTCTCCTTGCTGTCATTGAATGCCAACATGAATTTGCCTGCATTCTTTGACCCTGCAAATTTATCTTTGAATTGTCTTTCGATTCTATCCTCTTCCTCCTGGGATACCTTACCACCATTCAAGTTGATCAACTTACTTGAAAACATTCCATTGTTTATGGTGTTCAGGTGATATTCCCCGATAGATATATCTAATTCAATGTAGGAGATAGCACCCCTATAGTCAGGAAGGGAATAGGTATTTGCACCTGCTCTATATTCCTTAAAATAAAGAATCTGTGATCCTGTTCTGTTGTTTGGATCGAAGGCAGGGAAAGTCTCATAGTCTGGCCTAGGATTGACATTGTCATTTTTAATCCAATTATCGGACACATAAAATTCACTATTGTCAAGATTGGTTCTGACCTTATAGTAGTCTACATGATAAAGTTCAGCGATCTCCCCCGTTGCCTTAGTCCAAATGACCTGAAGATAATATCCTCCAAAGATGGTCAAATCTGTAGTTAACTTTTTCGTTAACTCATTCAAGGATTCATCCGTAGAATTGACCTTATCAATTAATCCATAGGCCTTAGCCCTTTCCATTGGATCATCAGCCTTTACATCCCATCCATTACCACAGATATAGTCTACCTTGCCTGTTACTATAGCATTGTGCTTAGCTGAATTATTGTAAATCCTTAGCAAATAATTGGGGTAGTCATTTCTTTCCCCGTAGTAGATCCAATCCTTACCCTTCACTTCTTTGTAGATGGGTAGAGGCACTTGATCAAATTTGAAAAACTTTATCATACTGTGTACGTTTTGTAGTTTCCATTGTAGCCGTTATACCTTACCACATCCGTAGTGCTAAGATTAGTGGCTGTCAATTCCATTTTTCCTGTAGCAATTATGTTTGCCCCACTTCCTGCCTGTGTAACATAGTACCTCCAAAAGCCTACAGTACTGTTCTGAAATGAAGCCTGTAGGATATTGAACTCAGAGTACCTCTCCTTATGAGGGCTTACATCACTTAAAGTCAATGTCACCTCTTCCTTGGTCACTTCATGCTGAAATAGGAATGTATAGGAATTACTGCTAGTCAGCCTCTTGTCAAATAAAGCAATGTAAATAGTACTTGCTTGTCCTTGTTCTATTATAACCATATCAATAAATACAAAATATTGAATCAATGTACACAAAAAAAAACACCTTCAAAGTGAAGGTGCTTTTCAACATAAACAACAAACCAAATATTAAGCAGATACAGGAGGAGTTCCTGTGAATAGGCTAGCCAATTCTTTTTCGTTTCCTGTGAAGGTCAAGGTGTATCCATTGCGATCTCCGAAAGCAGTTCCAGATCCTGATCCACCGCCTGTAATATCTAGACCATTGTCTTTTCCAAGAATCCAGATTTTATCATTATTATCTTTTACCAAAGCTACAAGTCTATTCTTAGCAAGAAGAAGGATTTCATTTCTTGTATTGACTTGCAATTTGTTAAGGATAATCTCCAAGGTCTGAGCATAGAATACAGTTCCATTCTGAACATTGGTATTTACTGCCTCAGCAAAATTTGAGGATTCCTTTACCAATTCATACTTCCAGAAATATTTCGCTGCATCCATAGTGACTGCAGTATAAGTTCCAGAAGCACCTGTCCATGTAGCTATATCTTCAATGGCTGCAAACCAAACTTCTTTAAGACCGCCTATTGAATCTTTGCAGTCTAGGGTGTAGGCTTGAGTTAAGGCACAAGGCATATTTTTTCTGATTTAAAATG